TTTAGCACATTCTACAAGTGCCATATATACCCTACGTTTAACTTCATCATGAGAGTCAAATAAATACTCTGTAATCAACGCAGATTGATTTACTGAACGTTCTACATTACCTACAAGTTCACTTGTGTTAATAGAACCTAAACGCTGTGGTGATACACCACTGATAAATGCTACTTGAGATTTAATGTAATCTAAAGTTTGTATATACTGATTAATTTGATTAGCTAAACTTAAATCAATAGATTGAAACTGATTAAAGTTTGATAACTTACCAGTAGCTACACCTTTTTTACCTTCTTCAAAGCTGTTAATAAAAGCTATCTTCATAGCTTTCAAATAATACATCCAGCGTTCAATATCCATACCTTCAGACCTAGGTACTTGAGCTAAGTCCATAAGGAATATCCTACCTTGATCACTAGCAAATGCTAATTCTAACCTGTAAGATATAATGTTGTATAAATATTGATATGGTTTAATACGATCTAACAGAGATACTGATACACTGTTAGTAGCATTATAAATTAAACCTGTATAACCTAATTTACAATAGTATGGGTTATCCATACGTCTACGTTGATTAGGTTTAGGTTGTACATTTACATAAATACTATCACCAATCTTAATACCTTCCCATGCTTCATTAATCCAAAACTCTTCAACCTTAGCAGTATCATTAAAACCTTTAAATACTTTAATATCAAAAGATTCATCTACAATTTGTTCAACAGGTAACCCTGTTTCCATATCTAAATATGTCAAATGGTAAAGCTTTTTAAATGATTTCCATTCTACACGTACTACACGTAGTAATTCAGAATTAAATGCACCTGCAGTAGTGTTAATTGTTGAGAAGTTTGATAAACCTGTATCAACCACACCAGCTGTTTTATCTAATGTAAATGTAGGACTGTTATTAACTAAGTTATAACCTGATGTAAAACGTTTAGATAATGCTTCAATCTTCTCAACTTGTTCAGGTGTTAAATCACTACCAAACTCATCAATAATACTAGCAGGAGCTAACATACGTACTTCTACTACAGCTAAAGCATCATCTACATAATCTGTATCACCATCAAGTATTACAGTAACGTTTAATGGGTTACAACGTCTTAGTGTAACATCATCATTAGATATACCTGTCCAGTAAATTTCTTCACCAGCTATTAAAGCATCTTTCCATCCCTTTTTAAATATCTCTTTGGTATTTAAATTCTTACGTAAAAACTTAAGTATCTTATTAGCTTGTGACTCTATAAGATCTGTAATGTTATGTTTTTGGTATTTAACAATTTGTTCTGGGGTGGGTGGAGGATTGTTAGGATCAATAGTACTTGGATCAATCTCACCCATTAGTTTCTGCTGTAATGCAGCTACTATAGTATTTTTTAACTGTTCTTGTTTACGATTAATATCGCTTAAACTTTCTGAAACTACTATAAAATTATCACCCCTTTTAGTTTCTTCACCTATAAGAAGGTTAAGAGAAGGAGATGCAATATCATAATGCTGCAGTGTAGCTGGGAATTCATTTTCTGTAAGCCCTAAAGGATTACAAACATATTCTAAGTCAGCTTTGTTAAAACGACCATTAAACAGGTCATAGTTAATTTTTTTATTATAATTGGTTGTACGGTTAGATGCTACAGAACTGTATGACATACGTTCAAAGTAGTCCATAGTATCTTTTTTCCAATCATCATCCTTTTTCTTAAAAGGTAACTTTTGTATAGGTAAAGCCACTTTTCTTTATTATTAAGTTAGTATTTAATTTTATTGTATGTATTTTTTTGAAACAAACGCTTTGAAAAGAAAGGGTCTATTTCTAAAATAGTTTTAGGTTGTGTTTCTTCCAAATGAATTTTATGTAATTCTTTGGATTGTAATATACATAACATAAAAGCTATAACTCTATCGGTGTTAGCTTGTCTGTCATATGTAATTAATTCTTTAAGCAATGGTATAGATTTTATAGTATGTAAATTTAATATTTTTTTTCCATCTATATCCTCACGTTCTTCATATAACCATTGTTTTAAATACAATTCACATTGATCTTTAATTTGTATAGCCATATGAATACCATATCCCCTGCTCACTTTTGAATTAGTAACAATATCCTTAATTATCTGTGGTTGTTCACACAAATAATGCAGGCTGTTCTTCATTTCAAAATAACCTTTTAAACCTTTAAGCTGGTTTTCATACAAACACTTAGCATTGTAATATATGCATAAACGTCTGCATGTTTCATAAAAATCATCAGCTCTTTCAGGTCTACCTGTATACTCAGCTACAATATGATCGTAGGTATGAGCATTAGTCATAAACCTTTTATATACAAAGAATGAACCTAATGATTCACTGTGTTGTGCTTTATCTTGATCATATGGGTCACACCCTGCAATATACAACCCAAATGGTGGGTTATCTACAGGATCCTCATACAATACAACACAACCCTCTTTGTTATCTGACTTCTGCAAAGGATAATTTATGATATCCTGCAGATCTGGGTTTATTTTAGCTTTAAGCTTGTTATTTGTATCAAAGTATAATTCAACTTTCTTTTTATCATCCCTTAAAGAAGGTGTAGTTTCAAGTTTAGCTAACCATTCATTCATCTCCATACTTGAAAATACTGTACCTGCGTTCCTTAAAAAAGATTCACTAGGTGTTAATGGATACTGTGTTATAGCATCCTGTAAAGCCCTACTATCATGCCCTGATCTTTTAGCTTCACGTAAACTCATAATTGATTCTAATGCTAATTCCTGATCAGAATTACCATCCATATCTACCATGCGTTTATTTTTGTATAAACCTAACCTACCACGTGTAGCTGGTATAAACCAACCACAACTAGTATGTGATTTACCATCTTCCCACACATTTGTAAACTCTAACAAGTTATATTGTTTTGGGTTACTAAACATGTATGCAAAGTCTGCTGTACCACCTTCCATATCACCACCAGTACCAAATACAATAGGTACACCTATCATATTCTCACCATCTTTCCAGCACGGCTCTGACATATTATAAGATTCTTTTAGGTTTACTAAAGTACCAGCTTCTTCAAATATAAATACACTAGCACTCAAACCAACAGATGCAAATGGGTTATCTTTAAATGTTAACTTGGTTACTTCAGACATGTAACCACGCCACACTTTAACACCATCTACAGATGCTTCAAACCTGGACTTAACAAAATCCTTTGTATCAGGATTACGTTGTTTACGCCATTCTGTGTTGGCATTTAAAAAGTTCATATTGTCTAAAACCATGTTCATTGTGTTTGTAGACAAACGTTCTAAATAAGCACCTATAACACATTTAGAATCTCTATAAAAATTATATTCATGTGTCATTAATGCAGCATTCTTATAACTAAACCCAGTACGTCGTGGTTTAGAAAATATAAGACCTTTTTTTAATCTTCTGCACGCTTCAACTAAATGAAAATAATCATAATCAATATCCAAAAATCTTGGGAACTTCATTTTCTTCCTACCTGTAGATTCATCTTCAGCTTTAATCTGAATATAATTCAAGTAAAAATAATGTATACCTGTTATACTAATCCCTTTTGAATTAGTTACACCAAACCTACATTTCCTATCTTCTTCTACCCAAAACTCTTTATACTGAGGAGTACCTTTAGGTAAATCTGTATAATACCCTTTTTGTTCAAACAGTATTGCTAACTGTCTAAACTCATCGGTATTCTCAAACTTATCTACCTGTGGTACATATTGTGTATTAGATGACATATTTACAATTCAAACATACTTGTTTCAGCACCACCTCTGCGTACTGAATTTTCTTTTTCTTCACGCTTTACTTTTTCTTCAAGCACATCCAAAGAACTAATATTGTCACCTAATACTTTGCCAGCATCAAGTATAGACTTAGCGGTTTTAATCTTGAGTTCTAATTCTTCAATCTTATCAAACTCTATAGAGTCAAAAAATATCTTTATTTCATACAATACCCTTCTATAAGATTCTAATAAACTCATAGATATGGTTTTGTTAGGGTTGGGTACAACACCTTTTTGACTTTCTTCTACTTTTACGCCCTGTTTTTTACTCATAAATTATTTTTTCGTATACTCTTTTAAGTGCTCTGGCACCAATATGTCTACTCTCTCTTTTTCATTATACCATTGAACAAAAAAATGCATAGCTTCTTCTAATGCCCTGGTTCTAACGTCTAAATCTTTAATCCTATTTTCAAGGTCAATTAAAGCTACGCTTAGTTTAAATTGCTTATCAAAGGTATGCTTTTCAATTATGTTTTTTTCTTCAAGTGTTTTATTTTCTTCCATATTATTCCATTGTTGTTAATGCCTGATGTAAACCTTTTGAAAAACGCTCTACAAACTTTTCATCTTTTGACAACTCATCATATTCTAAATAATCTAAAACAGCATGTGTCAATTCATGTAAAAATATAGTTTCTTTTTCTTCTTTAGGTAAACTACGTTTAACCTTAATAATACCCTTAATATAATCAAACTCACCCCTATGATCTTGCTTACTAATTTTCCATGGTTGTTGTATAACCACAGTCTTGCCTAGTATTTGTAATTTCTTAGGTATCTTCACAACTATTTTTTATTTTTACTTTTAGATGCAAAACCTTGCACCATAAAAGTTTTATTAAGTATTATATTTTTAACAGTTTCATATGGTGTATTAACCTTATATGCTGTATTGTTTAAATCATGTATAACACAGTACTTCTTAACATGTTTACCTGTCTTACCATCTATAAATTCCTCAGCAGTTATTTCATCAAGGTTAAATAACTTTTTAATTTTATCGTTCTTGGTCAATATCTTTGGTTTAGAAGTTGTTGACTGAACATCGCTTATTATTTCAAATTCATGCAACCTCATAGTATTTACTTTTATATCACCATTTACCTAAAGGACAAGAAGAGGTTGGTGATTTGGTTTTAGCAGGTAGATAACAACCACACCCTTTGTATTTATAACCTGGGGATCTTTGTTCCCCATTATACATGAACTTAGTTAAAGCATACCCTTCTTTATTCTTAGAACAAAAGTTACCTATGTTTAAAGAACAACGTCCACACAACTGCATCCTTGTATCAGCTAACCTAGTTATGTCAACAGAAGGATTACTGAGGTGATTCTTCCACCCCTGTATTATTTCCTTTATTTTTGCTTTTAACTCTGCCATCCTTATAAGCTATTAAATACGTTGTTGGTTTAAATTTACCTACATTCTTAATATGTACTTCTTTAACTTCCCTGCTTTCAATAGTTTGTGCAAGCATCTTAAACTGGGAGTCAATTATTTTTTCAAGCTCAAATTTAGTTATCCCAAATTCAGCTTTCATTTCATTTAATATATCATCAATTAACGGACTCATCTAACTCTACAAACTTAATAGTTATAGTCTTATCGTCATGCTCCAATGTATAATTAAAACCTACATTTTTATTACGATACTTCCTAAAACCCATTGTAAGCTCATTAAGTACTTCTTCAAAGTCTTCTTCATTAATCTTGCTGATCCTGAATTGTGTTATTTTCATCTGCTATAATAAATTCAAAACTCACTTTCATATCATTCATAATGTTCAATATAGCTGGATTAATATAATACACCCTATTGGCATTAGGCTTATCTAAAAGTACATTTTTATTCCTTAATCGTTTAATATAATTATTAGTCATGAACTTATCCTTATTAAGCACCTTCCTAATAATTTCCCTAGTGTCAATGTTTACCTCTATCAAACCATTATTCATCATGGCACAGAGTATATCCATTTCCAATTCTGACAGATTCAAATTAAAATTTAAAACGGTCAGCATAGCCTTAAAATAATTCTGGCTATTAACTGGTATTTTATATTCCATATTACTTTTACCCTTTTAATGTTAAATATAACATATATTATTATATCTTACAAATTTAATATATAATAACACATGTTATATAACTATCCCTTATATTTTTTAAGATAAAACATACCCCTGCAGAAACTGCCTTTTTTGACTTAATGTTACCACTAAGCGATTTTAACCTTTAGGATTATAGTAGATCAGTATTTAGCCCTAGGTCATTTAAACCTATCTGGAAGCTCCAGCTATCTACCTTTTTCCTTATAAGGTCCTTTTTGTAAGGTATTGGGGACAACCTCAGTATTATTTATACCTACTAACCCAATGTCTGACCTCTTAACTACCTTTTGGCCCTCAGAGGTGATGTTAACAATGTTAACCCTTACCATACTATTAATATACAATAAATTTTGATATATGAGCTATAAATTATTAAAAAATTATTCAATGTTATGACTAAAGTCATCAACCCCTAATATAACCTTATAATACTTTTGCCATAATTCATAATTAATTAATTCCTGATTAATCTGTGTAAAATTTTCAAACTCAGGGTTTTGGACATACCTTTTACGCCTAACACCTTCCTTTAAATAAACAGCCCAAGAGCCATTAATCATTAAAAAACCAATAATCTCATTAGGTTTAAAAACCTTACTTTGTGTAGGCTTTTTATCCCAAAAACCTTTCATTTGAAATTCATCATTGCTCATATATAAATTAACTTATTTTACTAACACTGTTTCTACCCATAGTTACATTCTTAAACCCCCTAACCTTATCATTAGGCCAAGCCCATACCTCACCTGTATCATCCTGTATAACTACCCACTTTAAATCATGCTCCTCACTATAATCAATTACTAAAATACATTGACCTTTACCTTTAGGGGTAATCATAGGTATCTGAGGATCAAGCTGTAACATCATGATGTAAATATACAAATTTTTTTTATAAAAATTTTTTATAAATTTTTTTGAAAAATTATATGCATGCTGTTAGTGACCTCCCCCAACTAGATACCCCAGCTAAACTTTGGCGGGAAGCGTAGTACTGCCACTAAACCTAAAAAACAAAAAATCATGGCAACAATTAAACAATTATCATCAACAGGCAAATCAGTTTTAATAGGATACCGCAAAGGTAACAACATAAGTTTGACGTTTGCATGGTGTAGCAATCACAATATTCAAGCTACACCTAGCATGATTGATACTGAAGTTCCTAAAGAGCACTGGCCTGAACCAAAAGGTACAGAAGATTTGTACGGTGTTGACGGTAAACCGCTTTACCATAAAGACGGTAAACCAGTACAGCAGTGGGTTTGGTAACCCACTATATTTACATAATATTATATGGCTTAATATCCTAATGCACTAACCTTCGGGCCTTCGGGTGAGCAGTTGTAATACGGACATAAATAAAATTATGGGTATGGAATAAAACTGAATAAAAGTAAGACGTAAGGACTTACCAGCCATAAGTTAGGGTATTACAACTGAGTGCAAAGGGATTTTATTATTAACCTTAAAACAAAAAACAATGGACACAGCAACAGTACTAGAAATCATTAAGATGATTGATGTACAAATACATAATCTTGAGCAAGCAGAAGATGTTTGGCAAGAAGAAGAACACTTTGGTGTAAAGCACCTGTCATTTCTTAAAGACCACTTGCAGTCTTACATAGAAGGACAGCTTAATGCAGCAAAGAATCAGACAGTAGGGTAATCTATTGTCTGATTTTATAATTATAAATTAAACAACCATGATGATAACTTACACAGTAATCGATATTAAAGGTAAACATAGAATTGTAAATATTCCATTATTTATAGCAATAAAATTAGGCTATAATTTTAACTTAAATGATGAAGAATATTACATATATCAATGTGATAAAGAAAAATTATTAATCAACCCTAATTAAACAACCATGAAAAACTTTACACGTTATTTGTATTGTGTCATACTATTAGGCTCATTTATGGGTTTATTAATGTCCATGGGTCAACATGTATTTGCATCAATAGGCATATCATGTTTATTCTGGGCATGTATGCTAATGCCAATGCTAGATTAATCAATAAACAATTAAATCAAAAACAATAACCATGACAACACAACAAATTAACACAGCTATTGATGTACAATCATCAAACAATTTAAAATCACCTATTATGGATTTTCTTGATGCTATGCAAGAACAATTAGATAAAGATCCTAATGCAGCCTATAGGTTACAACAATACATTTGGGAGGGTGGTTACAGTGATTATTGGTTTGATATGGTTCACCCTAATAACAGTGAAGCATATACAGATCATCCTGTATTTCCACAAGTACAATCTTGGTACATAGAAACTTATGTCTAAGCAACAACTTAAAATGATAGCAGTAATAGGTCTTACTGCTGTCATTTTTATATTATCATCATCACTGATAATAATCATAACCAAAATAATATAATAAACTATGAAAAAAATCAAACAAATCTACACTAAACATGAAGATGCAACATTTGGTGTAACAGTAGCAATATTGACATTTACATTTGCATATCTTGTATTCCAAGCAATTAGAATATTTGTGCAAATATGAAAAACATAATAACTGCCATGGTTATTGTTTTAGGG